CATATGTTGGCATAATATAAACTCCATGTCTTTGATATTGACATATATTCTTTTTTAGAATTAATAAATTGTATTGAACCATTATCTACTATTACATTAATATTTTCAAGTTGTTTAGGAATAACATTATCAAATAAATGTCTATCTTTCTTTTCAATCACATCAAATATCATTGGGTTTAAATAACAAGTTCCTGATGTTGCTAAAAGTTCTTTATTCATTTTATAATCAGGTTTAACTGTAATTTTTTCTATTTCATCGGAACCATTTTTATACTTAATGAAGTTTTTATATTTGCTGTCCTCCATGGTCATATGTGACAAAATAGAAATTAGTTTTCCATTATTTTTATGATTACTATAATACTTTTCTATATCAAAATTATATAAATTGCCTCCATCCAAAAATAAAAAATCATCTCCATCAAGTTTATGACTTAATGTTTTTAAAGATTGTGCCGATCCTACACCTCCAGACTGTTTATGAATATTAATTTTTAAATCCACTGAAAACAATCCTTCAATTTGATACTTTTTTAATGCTAATTCAATTTGATTGTGGTGATAACTTGTTGTAATAATTACTTCATCAATATGATTTTTTTGTAACCATTCAAGATTATGAAACAGAATCGGTTTCGCCTTCACTGGCAATAGACACTTTGGCATCATATCCGTAAAGGGCCGTAGTTCTGTATTCATGCCAGCACAGGTCATCAATGCTTTCATGTTTTGGCTTTCTTTTTCTTGGATTTTTCAGGTTTTGAAAAACGGCCCTGATTATCCCTTTTAGGTTGGGGTTGGGGTTGTTGAAGTCCCTCCGGGAAAGAGTTATAAGCCACGAGATGAGTAATCTTTTTATATTTGTCTTGAAGTTTTTTGTCCTTCATATGCCAAAGATCATCAGCCTCCGAGGGGTGTAGAGAATTAACCAATTCATGCCAAAGTGCTTCACGCTTTAAGTTAGTTAAATTTGAATGTCCGCCCTCAATGAATAAATACATTTTTCTCATTTCATAATTCAAAGTAGCTCCATCATCAACACCTTCAACAAACCCCCTTTGTGGATTAAATTCTTCCTCGGTTCTCAGATCTGGTCGACCCTCAGGAAGAAGGAATTTCGTATCACTAAAATTATATATCAATAACGCTCTTACTGCTTTAGTTGCATTTTGTCGCAAATAGTTAACACGTTCTTCATCAGAACTTAATCCATTTGCAATAGAAAAGATTTCATTTGTCATTTTAGCCGCCATAATATCTCCTAAAATTCATTTATATGCTCCATTAAATTTTTAAGTTTATATTTTATAAAATAATTGAAAAGTCTAGATCTATCAACTTCGGGTTGATTATCATATTCATATTTAATATTAGTTTGTAACCATTCAGGTATTTTAGTAAAATCTATTAACATTTCATTTCTACGATAATTGCGTAACTGTTCACCTTGACAAAATACATCAGGTTCAAGTTCAGCCCAAACTGATACCTTTTTCTTTGATAATGGCGTTTGTCTTTTATCCGTAACAACAAATGTGTCATCAGAAGACAAAAAATTTGGAACACCATCACTTGTATCGCCTCTAAGTATATGTTCTCTTAAAAAGTTGTTTGGATTATCAGTATTAAGAAATTTCTTCGTGAGAGGTGAATATTGGTTCACATTTTCATATTTTTGTAACTGAACAAAATCTTTATCACTTGATAATATTAAAACGGGTTCTTGTTCAACAAATAATTCTTCAATAGAAGTAACAGATTCATTATTCTTCTCTTGCCACAATTTTTTCGTTTTTTGTTCTCGATCCATTACAATAGTGGCAATAATGTCGTCTGCCTCTGCTTTATCTATATATACAACCTTATAAGGAAAGTTTTCACTTAGCTCTTCTCGTATTTTATGTAATATTCTATACAATTCAATCCAATCAAAATCGGATTTATCTCTTGTTGTTTTTCTTTGAGCCTTATAATATTTGAATGCTTCTTTTCGCCAATTACTTGGTGCATCACAACAAACTACCAGTTTACCAAATTCATCACTAAACTTGTGATGATACATTCTTATAGTATTTAAAACCGCATGTCTGACAGAATCTTCAGACATTGATTTTTTATTCATCATCACATTTGCAATAACGATTTGCGAATAATCAAGTAATATCATTTTACAATTTTAAGAAGTATAGTTTCATTATTAATACGACCAGTTAAGTCTTTTTCTTTAGAATTAATAGACTCATATTGTCTTTTAATCGCAAGTTTACCACCTGAAAGCATTTTTGTTAATACTTCTTCTGGCTTTCTTACTTTTTTACATTTAGAAAGTATTAAATCAAATCCTCGAAGAGTGCTTCCTTTTACAGATAGTCCCGCGGGCCCCTCTGCTTTATATACGCCAAGTTTACGATACTTTGAATTAAACACATACAATTGATCAGCACCGATAATCTCAGATGGGTTAATTGATGCTATTTTATATTCATCATCTTGTTTTTTATAATTCAACTTGGCAATTTGTTTAGTAACTGAAACTGGTTTTTTCTTTCGTGGGACTCTCTGTTTGTTAGAATTGGCAGAATATCGTTCACAGTCATCAATAATTGTCTGAATAAAATTACCATATTTAACAAGTTGCTTCTTCGTCATATGAGCATAAGATTCAGCTATGTCTTCATCTGTTGATATTAATTCTATTTCTGTTAAATAAGGATGAAATTCATTTGCTACTTTTTTAGCAATTAGTCCTTTAATTTCTTTACTAACTAACCAATCATATGTGCTTATAGTTGACTCATAATTATTATCAATGAAGTCATCTATGGTACCTTCTAGTTCAGTAGCATAGTGAACTACTTGTTCTCTTATATGATCTTGTATAGATGGTTTATTATCTCCATTAGTTTCTTTTTCTTCAACTTTTTTCTGAACAACAACAGAACCATTTCGCTTACAAAATTCAATATAAGATTTAATTGTTTCCAAATATTTTTCTGGAAGAGTTTCAAATCCTCTCAATACCATTCTTCCAAGAAATCCAGCAGTTCTTAAATTAATAATTGTTGGTCCTTCAACAAAAACACCAGACTTCCCCCAGGAAGAAAGTTTTACATGTTGAGTATCTTCTTTACCATATCCAGCATATTTCATATAATCAAGTAACCAACGTTTAGCTTGGTCTGCTTCACAAAAATGTGAATACCAATTCAATCCAGTCGCAATATCAATCCACTTAGATGTTTCATCAAAGAATGGTTCGGTTCCCATTCTTTGTTCATCGAATGATCTACCTGAACCAATAATTTGTTTAGGCTTTTTTATCAATGATGATTTCTTTGTTTTTAGCTTCCTCATGGTCTAGTTCGTATATTAGGTTATCAAGAAAATCAATCCACTGACTGATTCGTTTATCCCAACTATAATGCGTATGAGAATACTCTAATGCATTATCAAGATTTTTTTGAACATCCTTTGTCCAATATGAATCCATAACATCTTCAAGAGCATCAGCAAATCTTTCAACATGCTTACTCTTATCTTCTGTATAATTATACATGTAAGCATATTCACCACATGTTTCGGGTAAGGCTCCCCAATTAGAAGTAACAACTGCACAATGAGCAGACATTGCTTCCATTGCTACTCTACAAGAAGTTTCTTGCCAAGTACATGGATATGCTAATATATGCATATTTGTCCAATGTTTTCTCAATTCATCATATGAAACTGTACTATGATTTGTTACTCTTGAATCTGATTCCAATCTTTCAAATAGAGGTTTGAATTCTTCATCATTTTGTTCCCAACCATATAGTTTATAACTAGAAAAAACATGTAAATGAAAATCAGTTCTATCAATCAAATCTAAAGCATTCACAAGAATATCAAGACCTCTTTGAGGTGTTGAAGCATATATTAACTGTAGGTCTTTTGTTTCAGTCTCTTCATGTTTAGGAATAGGATCTATAGCATTTTTAATTACAACTCCACGATCATACGGTATTTTTAATAATGTATTAAATTGTTGTTGTTGCCAATGACTAACAAAAACCAATTTATCAAACATATCTATTGAAGGAGTTGTAAGTAAAGAATGAACAGGATCTAAAGCAAGATCATGTAACCAATAAAGCCTACGTTTATCTTCTTCTATATTATGAACTCTTGAAACAACAAATTGAAATTTGTCTTTATATTCTTGAGGTAACCTGCGGAATAATTCCATTGTGACAAGTTCTGTTCCGCCCAAAGAATTTTCCGCAGGATTTCCTTCTTCATGTTGAGGAATTTTCACATCTACATTATCTATCATAATTTACTTTCTATAATCTAGCGAGAGTAATCTCGGTGGTTTTCTTTTTGTTCCTATAACGGTGTTTGTAAAAAATATGATCATCTATTCTTACATTTTTTCGATATTTATTTGCCCAATGTGGATATTTTACCATCCAATCTGCATGATAGTGTGTCGCACCATCTGTTATATCCATAAGCCGATCTTGATGATCATAAAACCATTTTGCTACTGACTGTGAGCTTTCCCAGGCCCTTCCATTACGTGGATTATCACCCATTCCATCACAATACCATGAAAATTGGCATCTATCTCTTTTTGGATGTCCTGAAGCATGATGAAGACCCTCATATATTACTTCGCAAAAGGTATTAGGAAATCGTTCTGAATGTACTCTATTTTTTGTTACAAAAGCAACTGCTAATTTTCCTGCAGTTGACTGTGTTGCCGCTTCAAAATATATATTCTTTGCCAAACATTGAACCTGATCCGTTGTTTTTTCATCAATTTGTAAATTGGAATTTAAGGTTATCGGTAAAGTTTTAGATATTGGCTGAATGATTGACGGTATTTTAGTACTTTGTTTTCCAAGAGGTGCTTGTATCGTTCCCGTCAATATTAATGATGCGACAATTACCATAAAAAAAGCATAACCCTTTTTTAACATGTAATTCTCCGTTTGTTTAACAATTGCATTATCTATATATCAATCGTTGTAGTTATTATTTATAATAGTTAAAAATGGCACCCCAACTAGGAATCGAACCTAGATCGAAAGATTAGAAGTCTCTTGTTTTATCCATTAAACTATCGGGGCTCAAACTTTAATTACCCATTCTTTTTTTAGTGTTCTGAATGGTAGTTTTAACCCTCTCTATCTTCTTTTTTCTAATTGATTCTACTTTATCAGAAGCTCCAGTAGAAAGTTCTTTATCTTTCATGATAGCAACTGTTAATTCTGCGTTTGCTTCATGCATTTTGAGTGTGTTTTCAAGCCGCTTAATCGCACTCTCTTGTCTTACACGTTTTTCAAGATTACTCATCATTTATCCTTCTTAGGTTTAACTTGTATGGTCCACTCAATTCCAATATTTGTTTTTCTTCTACAAACTGTTTCAAAATAATAATCATCAATTAGTTTCTTTTTAAAAATAGTACCCGTTTTACTTACTATATGGTCCATCTGTTTTTATAACGGTATGAAAACCCCGTTCTTCCATTGATTTGGCAAATCTTATAGCATCTTCTCTTGTTTGACAAAATCTTTTCTGTATTTCTTTAGGATCAGGCGGATTCCATTTAAGATTTTCTCTCATTTGAGCTTGATTATTTTTAATCGGCTCCACTCGTATAAAATATTCTACCCAGATATTCATATTTAATCATTCGTTAAAGTTGGTTCGCCTCTATCGTAAAATAACCATCGGCCTTTCTTACAGGGACTTTGTTTTCTTTTTCCCCAGGCTCTATCTGTATATACATTTTGTGTTCCTTCACACTCTGCAAAAAAAGGTGTCATTCCATTTGGCCAATTATGGCTCTTTGTTGAACAACTACTCAAAAATAACATTACCAAAATTAGTAATGTCGTTTTCATCCGTATGGCCTCCGCTCTGTATCTTTATATGGGGCATTGTTCTCCACACATTGTCTATAAGGCGTAACATTATGTCGATTAGACCAAATAGTACCTTTCTTGTGCCCGCTTCTAGATCCATCGGTGTGTCCCACCCAATGACCAAAACAACCGGCCTTAACTTGTCTTACTGTTTCACACCCAACAACCATCCATGTCGCCATCATTACAAAAATTAATAATAGCTTTTTCACAAATATCTCCGCTCTTTTAAATTGTTTCCTTTGTTATTCTCATCTACACATTGATAATAGGGTAAGTGAGCATCTTTATTAAGATCTCTAGTTCCTCTTTGAGGTCCGGGACCCTTAACCCAATGCCCGAAACAGTCTCCTGTAATTGTTCCACATCCAACAACCATCCATGTCGCCATCATTACAAAAACTAATAATAGCTTTTTTTTCATTTGTTTCTTAAATATTATTGAAAAACTTTTCTTTTATTTGCAATGTTCCTTTTGTTCCACAATGTGGACAATACATAACTTCTATTTTTTGCTTATGTATTTCTTCTTTGTTATCAGGAGTTTTTGCATAACTCCACCACTTACTACATTTTCCACAATCAAAATGATACAATATCTCATAAACATAATTATGTTCACAATCGTTGCTCATGCCCCCCTTAGAGTTAATAATATCCAAATTAATAAAATATTAGTCATCAGACAGCTTATTGCTATAACTGCATGATACCAAACCCATCTAGTTTCATATGTTTTATCTCGTTCTAATTCTATTTCCGTTTTCGTTTGAATTTTTGGAAGCCAAATATTTTCCCATTTATGTTTTACAGATTGAAAAAATTCTTTCATCTAATGTTCCTTAATTTAAATATGGAGAGACTACATCTATAACCTCAGGACTTTCATCAGCCATTCTTCCACAAAATTCGTGAAAATCATCTAAATTATCTTCTTCATGAAAATGTGCTTCATCATATCGTGTAAACAATTCTTTTGCTTCTCGTAACATTCCAACACGAAATTCGTGAACTGTACCATCAGGCTCATGAGCCAGCATACAATCTTGTTCTCCTCTATAAAACAGTTCTATTCTTGTTGTTGAAAACAACATCACTAACTCCTGATGATATCATGTGATGGGGCGCGGCCTGTGTGGTGGGGGTGCAGATCCATTATTCCACTCAGGCCTCCCTGCGCCATTCGAAAATTTAGTAAAACTCTTGTTTATTATTTATTTTTTTTGACTTTTTCTCTTTTATATCTATAAAAACATGTACAAGCGCAAAAAATACACCTAAAATAACAAAAAGTTGAAGTGGAAGAAATACATCATCCCAACTCCAAAAAATAACATCATTTAATTTTAAAATTATTAAAATTGATGTTATAACAAACATTAAAATCATTGGAAGACGAAAAAAAAATACTTTCATTTGCGTTGCTCTTTTGCTGTTCCTCTAGTATAAAAATCTTGATCTATTTTAATATTTATCCCAGAACCCATTCTTTGACTTTCTTGTGTCACCATTCCAGTTCGTTCTGGTATAAGACATTCTAATTTTGTTATTTTTCCTCCCTTTTCCAAATACTCATTAATCTTTACATTCAAATCTTCTCTTGATATTTTAAATTTCTTTTTATTTTTTTTAGCCATTTCAATTGTTTATAATAGGTTATTATAGCAGTAAATATAAAAAAAAGCAACATTAACGATTAACGTTGCTCTTCCATCCAAAATCCAAGTCCTTTTTCTTTTAACTTGCTTTGTACATCTTCAATAGTGAAAAATTTTTGTAATACATCTTTACTTAAAAATAAGTTACCATTCCAATATAGATCAAATTGACCTTTAGTGCCTTCTTTAATTTCACATGTGTCTAGTAAAGTTCTATTAATACTTGCAGAAAGACTTTCTGCATATGGTCTATAATTTCAAGAACTACAATATTTAATTAAATACACTAATTCTCCTTTTATTCGGTCTAATCCCAAAGACCATGATAGTTTTTTGAAAAAAGAGTCAATCCTTCTTCAATTTTGCGCCACCATTTTTCTCTTGCATTTTCATCATCCTTATGATGCATGATCTTATCATATTCTTCATCCTTATCAATAATCATTGCAAACGCATCAATCATTTTCTGAAGTTTTTCCATCCAGAGATTTTCGTAATACTTACTCTCTGCATCACGATCCAAAATCTCTTCAAAAGACCCTTGATTATAATAGTCTGGATACGCTTCTGTTTCATCATAAGGAGTCGGATAACCAAAATGTGGCACACGTTCCCTTAAACGAATAAGTGCAGGATGAATAATATTAGCAAGAGTACTATCCAAATTCCAAACATCATGATTATCAATGCGTACATGAAAGGCCCGATTTTTTCTAGCAACGGATCCCATTTTTACAAACATAATTACCTCTTTATATTATTTATTCTACTGGCTCCCCGAACTGGGATCGAACCAGTGACCCAATGATTAACAGTCATTTGCTCTACCGTCTGAGCTATCGGGGAATATTACAATGCTCCATAAAAAATATGATTGTCCATAAACGTCCACATAAAGTTTGGAAGGTCCAGGAATCTACATAATGAAATAAAATTAATATGTACAAAATTGTAATAATCAATACTTATTCTACTTGCAATATAACTTATCACAAGAAATGAAAACAACCAAAAAAAGATTTCTGTTAAAATTGAATTTTTTATCATAATATTATTTAGGTTTTATGAAAAATTTATGAAAGAGAAGCATCCCACTTCTTAATACTTCGTTCAAGTTCATCAGCACCAGCATTATAATCATATGAACCTTCGTCTGCGAGTTTTCTCATTCGTTCTACAGTTTCTCCGCCTTCACGAACAAAGGCAGGAATCAAGTCTTCAAATCCATTCCAATTATAAAGAAATTCAAAACCTTCTTCGGATGAAGTATCTGATTTAGTATTTTCCCAAGTAGCAACTTGCCATTTTCCAGTAGACTCTACCCAGACATAAACATATTCAAGATAAGAACTTTCTCGAATGTAATCTTCAAAATCAAGATAATTTTCATAAACTATTGGTTCATCTGTATTTGCACGATCCTCATGGGATAATTTAACTGTTTCCCTTAAAGATGATGCATAACCCAAATTAGTCGAAAGATTTTTTGCAAGTTCTTTAGTGTTATAATTTTCTAGCAATACTTCACCAACACCGGTTGTATGACCGTCCCAATGTACGTATGATGAAGTAACTTTCCAATCCTTGTTCATGTATGCCACTAAGCTATTTGTACTCATAATGCCCCCATATCGCAAAGGTAGTTTTCTAACACATAAAAATCGGTATGTGTTTTTCTCTTCATATCCAGTCCAGCATATTGAGCTTCCCAATATGAAGCGACCAGTTCTTCTAAACTTCTGTTTAGACTTAAATCAATTTTCTCTTTCATTAGTCCATCCTCGAATCTACGTAAACTCTCAT